GTTCTGTGCAGATTTACGCTGAGCTGTCCAACTTCTTGTACTGAATAAAAGCGCTGACACATTCGGATCTTTCGGCAGCTCAGAGACAAATACAGTGGCACCCATAAGCTTATCTGTATCAGCAGTTGTGACAGCTGGATAAATCTTTCGAAGTGACACATTCCCCATAGTTCGGTCAAGTTCAGATATATCATCAAACAGATTATTGCTTAGACCGTCAACAATGATTTTTCCATTGTATTTGCCGCCACCATCATCATTATCAGTCATCCGCTCAGGTTCATAAATCACCAAGTCTTTAGTTTCAATCGGCATCGCTTAACTCCAAAAATCGCAAAGTCACGTTATATTCGTCATCATCCGAAATAGATGGATGCTCAAGCACTGGACTCGCCTCAATTGCTTTGTCTTGATGATTGAACAAGACATTAAACTTTCGTTTATCATGAAAATAATTAAATTGAAGTTCGAATTTTTCTTGCAGGACTGACCAATCTTTTAACTTGCTTACAACATGACGTTTAAGCCACGCCATGCTTTTATCAGCAGTCAAAGTGATTGGTCGTCCTGACTTTTTTATGCCCTCTTGAATGATGAGTGCACCGTCTACAGCACGATCCTGCTTTTGTTCAATAGGGTTCCAATCAAACTCATCAGACCATAAAAAGCCGTCAGACAATGTGACGGCTTCAGATGTACTTTTTCGAACTAGTTTCATGATTATGTACTCTTTTTAATAGTTTCCAACTCACTCAAAATTGAATTGAGGTTTGTTTCAGTTGAAGGAGATCCATAAACAGTTGCCTTATTCTTTCCAGTGCTAATTTCATACTTCACTGTCTTACTTGAATCACCAATACCCATTGTTGATGATGAATTTCCAGCATATTGAGTATATTTCTCCAATTGTTCTCGAACATAGTTTGCGTTTGAAGTACCTCCTCCACCTCCAGCAAATGATCCAACAACATCCAAACCATTTTTTGCAAGCCAAGAAGTTGATGCATTTCTATATCCATCACCCAACTTTGAGCCCTGAAGAATATTTTTGGCGATTTCGGCAGCTTTTTTATCGTCGTAACCCATTGCTTTAAGTTCAGCTTCAACTTCAGACTGATTAAATGCCAATCGAGTTTTTTCACCTTGGGTTGTTGAATGCATACCACCTTGCTGAGAATCCAAAGCCTTTGCCCAAGCCTCAGATGAAGAAAGGGCTTCTTCTCGGGCTACTTCACCCATGCGACGATAAGCACTCGTTACACGATTGGATACTCTTGAAGCGTGATTGTCAGCAGCTTTATTCATCTCATCAAAAGATTGAACCGTTGCTTTTCCAGTATCTTCAATTTGAACAGACAATCCCAATGATGCGGCTTTGGCTTTTGTTGATGCGATAACTGCTTGATCACCTGAAGCAACCGCAGCCTGAATGGTGCGTTCATAAGCCTGTCTTAAACTTTCAGCGGTAGCTTGACCACTGCTTTGAATAGTATTGAAATCGGCTAAAGCTGATTGGGCGGCAAGTTTTAATTGCTCTTTAGTTTTAATGCCCAATCTTTCAAAGGCTTGCTCAACGGGATTCATATCATCAGGAAGCTTTTGCATCACTTGACGAATTGCTTGAACACCTAGTTCAACCTGTTTTGTAGATATAACACCTTGAGTCTCAAACTCTTTTAACTTTGACATTGCAAAGTCAATTTCAGCTTGGGACTTTGCTGTTTCAAGCCACTTAACCCACGCTTGATAAGCTACTTCAGCAGATTGCTTGCCTTTTACGCCCATTAACTCAAGACTTGCGGTAAAGCTATTTAGGTTTGCTTCTTTTGCCTTGAACCCCTCTGAGACCCTATTGAGAGCAATATCTAAATCTAGACCAAGAGCCTGAGCTCCCTTTCTGCCTGCTGCAAGTTTGGAATCTAAAGAAGAAACAGCATTTCCACTTTGCTCCATAGCAGTAACAATACCTTTACCAGTATTGTCAAATTCAACTTTTAAGCCCCTTGCAGCTAAAGTTGTTTGAATTGTTTTTTGAGTTGCAATATCTGAAGCTTTAGCTGTTCCGTCAATCGCTGTTAATTGAGCATTCACCCAATCTTGAGCAGCTTTGATTTTTTCAGAATTTATTTTCTGAGTTTCAACTTGATACGCTTTTTCCTTAGCTTCAAGATCAGCAATACCTTTAAGAGCTAAATCAATAGAGGCTTGATTGCCTGTTTTTTTGGCTTTATAAAGTTGCTGTTCAAGGACCAGCCGTTGATCACTGATTGCTTTGTAATCAGCCGAGTGTTTAGCTTCTTGAGCACTCAACTGATCAAGTGTAAGTTGATTTTTAGCAATTGAATCTGCATTTCTTTGATCTTGGGTTTTATTTATTTCATCCCAGGCTTTTTTTCCTGCAGACTCAAATTTTAAAGCACCATCAGACGCCTTTGTATAATACTCGTTTGCTTTAGTTGCCATTGCATCTGCATTGGCTGCAAACTCTTTGCTTACATCTCCCCAAGTTAAAGCTGACAAAACATTATTTGAAGCAGAAGCTATACTATAAAATGCACCCGTCAATAGATTAGCTGCAATTCCAATGCCTTTAAAACCATCATTTAAAAAGCCAAGCGCAACATTTAATACTTGTAATAGCTTTGTAAGACCATTGGTTTTATCTGACGCACTGTCAACGCCACTGTTGAAATTGAATATTGCTCCTAAAGCAGTATTGAGTAGATCAAATGTTATTTCAAATGCATCACCTACGGTACTTGCCAAAGATTTTAAAGTTTCATAAGCAGAAACTAATACAGACTTAAGTGTTTCAATTGTGGATGTGTCAATCTTATTGATTTGCGAGCCAATCCACTCGAAACCTTGCCCCATATCATTGAGCAATACATCTAAATCTTGAATGTTGTTTGCAATGGTAACAAGCCACAGGGCAACAGTAGCAGAAGCACCATTAGATTGGTCCATCTTACCTATTAAGATTTCCCAACTGGTTGAAATTCGTTGTAATGCATTGCTAATCGTAGTTGGAAATTTATCGTAAGTGGCTTGAACTGAAGCTGATTGGGTTTGTAAAGCTTTAACAACTCGCTCGGATGATAATTCCCCCGCTTCTGCCATTTTACGAAGTTCTCCGGTGGTAACCCCTAAACCTCTTGCTAAAGCTTCAGCTAACCCGTAGCCACCCTCCATAATTGAGTTAAATTCTTCGCCACGAAGAACACCGCCTTGCATCGCTTGGATAAATTGGGTTACTGCTCCATCCGCAGCCTCAGCAGATCCACCACCAATCTTAATGGCTTGAGTAACAGTTTTAGTTAAATCCAAAGCCTGTTGCTGAGTAACCCCCATATCCTTGCCAACAGCGTTTAAGCGTGCAAACAAATCAGCAGTTGATGTTAAATTAGAATTGGTAGCTAATGCGACTTGATGAACTCCCGACATAGCTTGAGTGAAATTACCGCCATCTTGAGTTGCAATCTTAATTCTAGCGGAAAGGTTTGTATAAGAATCTGCTGCTTGAGCTAGTTCACGAATTCCTAATCCTACACCTACTGCTGCAAAAGCACTGGCAACGAGTGTTAGACCCGTTTTTAAACCATTTAAACCTGTACTTAACTTTGCGGAAGAATTATTGGTTTCATTGAGTTCTTTGGCTACTTGAGCACTCTCATTTGCAGTATTTCGAGCTTCATTTGATAAACTATTAAATCCATTTTCAGTTGATTTTGATGCATTTTGAGCTTTATTTAATTCATCAATAATTTGCTGTATTTTTTGTTCTAATTCTGAGGACTCATTTGAAACTTTCTGTTCGGCTTCAGCAACATCTTTTAAGCCTTCAGATGCTTTTTTTGCATCAGTTGAAACTTCATCAGAGATCATTTTAGCTGTAGCTTTACTTGTTTCTTCTGAAGCCTTTTTTAATCGTTCCGCTTCTTGTTTTATTGAATCTAGAACAGAATTTACTGAGCTTTCAGACTGCTTTACCGCGCTTACTAGACCTTTATTATCACCATCTAGAATAAGTTTAAATGTTAAGTTTTGACCAGCCATTACTTTTCCTCAGGCAATAAAAAACCACCCGAAGGTGGCATATTTGAAAAAATCTTTTAAGTTAGCATACTTCCACAATGCTTACACTTAATTGCATCAATACGAATCAGTTCTTTGCAAAAGTTACAATTCTTCTGTTCAACATTTTTTTCAGTCAAAGATAATAGATGATCATTTTTTAATGAACTATTTTTTTGACGACTATTGATAACATGTAAATGGATATTTTGACTACCACATGAACTGCAAACCTTCCCTCCTGATCTTCTCCAAATTTCATAAATTAAACCCGGGAAAATACCGAAAAAAAGTAAGACAATTGTTATGATAAAACTACCCTTCGTTTTAGGCTTGCCAATTCGTCCGCAAGTTGAACATTCTACTTTCTGACTCACAATCAACGCTCCCACTGAATTCTATAGATTTTGCCTTCAAGCACTGTAATCGTGTATTTCAATCCATCGATACTGTAATAAAAGTCAGTGAAGAATACTAATTTTCCTCGAGCATCTCGCCCCGAGTATTCATATTTACCATCTGGGCGTCCAAGTTTAGACATCATTGTCCCAACAGAATCATTATATTCAACAATATCAGTGGTAGTTCTAATGCTTCGAGCATCAACAGCAAAGGCATTCGCTGAACTTAAAAGTGCAAGTGCTAATAATAATTTTTTCATGAATATCCCCTCATTATGAGAACAGGATATATTTCGAATGTTTGTTGCGCAATGTGAATTTTAAATAGATTTCATCTCTTTATTATACTTTTCAAATCTTTTAGCATCCGCATGATATGACACGCGCATAGCACCACTAAAACTTAATAAAGAATTTCTTTCATTACGTTGTGCAGCTTTTAAATACTCTATAAATGTACCAAAGCTGTAATCCAAAATATCTTTATGTCGATGCCCTTTGCTGATTAAAAACTGAAATGAATCAAACCAAGTATTTTCTGATTTATTATTTTGGCTTTTTGAATCCTCTTGATCAAAATATGCTTTATTTACATTAAGAACATTTCTGAAAATATCCAAAAATACATCAGCTTCATTGTTCATTAAATCTGAAAAATATTTAACATCATAAATCGTGGTAAACGAACAAAGCATTATAGCTGAAACAATATGCTGTTTTACAATTGATTCAATATTTTCTTTTGAATAATCATTATTTAAATATTTGCGAATAATTTCAGCAAACTGAGACCATTGATCCAAGTCTTTTACCGTTATTTGTTTTAGCTCTAAATCATGAACATAAATAGATCTATTAGAAGCCAGAAAAAATTCATTCATTTTAAATTCCTAAATACAGGCACAAAAAAAGACGCTTTTGCGCCCTATGTGCCTGCAGTTTAATTATGCAGCTGGAATTGTGACCACGTGACCATATAAGCCAAGTGTAGGATCTAAACCTTTTTCAATTTCTGATAATGCTTGTCCTGAAATTTCATATTGACCAAGCTCTTCGTGAATGAGTGGAAAAGTTGTTTCTGGTGATTTTTTAGTACGCCACAAACGCACTGCCATATTTTTACCTGTAGCAGTATTAATTCCTTTAAAGAACAATTCATATTCTTTATTAAATTCACTTGCGATTGTGGTATGACTAACAACACCAGTTGTATAACTTGCTGTAACAGGATCTGCAATTGCTTCATTGAAAATTACAGTTCCAAACACGGCATCAAGCACATATTTATCGGCTGTAATTGCGGTTGATCCTGCTTTAAATGAAACCTGAGTCAGACTATACCCATCAAGTTTGATTTCATTACCTGCTTTAACTGTACCTAATACCTGATCAGTAACAACCTTGCTTGCAATTTCAGATTTCATACCTGACAAGATGTATTGCAAATTGGCTTCATCCACTTCTTCAAGTTGCCCTTTGAAATTAACACCTGTTGTTTTGGTTAATACAAAATCTGTAGTACGTTGTCCAGAAGTGCTTTCTTGATGCTCAACTTGATCAGTCGTGATTTCAAGTTCAAATTCAGGCACGTTCCCGATATTGCGCATTTCAGCAGCTACACCATTTGCTATTTCGGACAAGTAAAACTTACCCTGTAAAGAAATATATTCCTTAGCCATCTGTTTTGACCTCTTTGCTTGGTTTTGTTTGAGCAGATTTCACCTCTTCAATGATCTTATCTGTCTCTAATTGTTTAATTTGGGCTTCAGTAAGACCGCCCACTGTATCGCCCTTACTAAAACGCCCGACTTTTTGCCGGGCGATATATTGTTTTGTCATGATGACCTCTAAATAAATTTTTGTGATTCAAAAATGACTGTAATGTATGTGCATGTTGGACTGTAACCCTCTTTAACATCAATAAGTGTTAAAGGTCGAGTTGAGGAACGAGGTTGCCAACCAGATAAGAGTTTAATCACTTCTTCAGTGAGCTCGCCCGCTTCATCATTTACAGCATTGCCATTGGTCATTTGAGATTGAGCATTTCGACAAGCAACTGAAACCGCCCATTGTTGCCCAAGCTGATTAACCTTACCCGCACCTGCATCAGCCTTTTTGACAATCCGGGCAAAGTTCACATGAGCTGATGGCGTTATCTGCATCATTTCAGTGATTTTTGCTGAATTATGAGGGGTGTATATTTCCTTAAAACTTGGAATTTCTTTTAGTCTATTTGCAATTTCATCACGAACTGCGAAGAATGAGCTCATTAATAAAATCTCCTACAATATTTAAAAGTGATTCTTCATTTTCAGGATTTATTCCAAGCTGTGTACGTGGCGGCAAAACAACCTGTTTAACTCTGCGATATTGCCCACCCACATTAAAGGTGATGTATGCGCCATTTTTAGGAAGAATAAGCGCACCAAAATGAAGAGGCGCTGCATATTCAACGTTTGTACCAACCTCAACACCATTCGGCAAAACATTATAGGTATAGGAATTCATTAAAATGCCTTTATCCCTTAATGTTTGACCTCCTTGCATTTCAGCTCGCCATGACTGCACCCAAGGGTTTCCATCAACACTGACACCATCCATAAACCTTAATTGAACTTGGTCCAGTAGCTCAGATCCAAGTTCATTAAAAAGCTTTGATTCTTCACGCTCGTAAGCCCCTAATGATTTAAAGATCGCTTCAAGTGGTGAACTCTCAGCAGTGATTGTTATTGCAATAGCCATTTAACCTCACTTGATGCTTGGCATTCTGTTAAGAATATCGTCTGCAAAAACACAACCTCGATAAGTTGTACCGATTGGCATAGCTGCCGGTGAGTTTTTCGGCTTCTCTTCAGTGACCTCATTCTCTTGGTTCAGGATATTGAGTACAGCTTTACCATCAGCAATGCGCTTCAAAAAATCAATTTCAGCTTTATAGCGATTCTCTACTTCATCAGTAGGTTGCTGAAAGTAAAGGCGGTATCTTGCAATATTGCATGCTATTCGCTGTAGAGTGCTTGGAATGTTAGGAAGCGGTAAGCTGTACTTTACCGCCACATAACTATCAATCTCCTCTGTAGCGTCCTGTAATGCTTCAGCAATCGCCCCCTCAGGTAAAATTGATTTCAGAGTTTCAACTTCATTACCAAATCGCTTAATCAAATCCTCTTCAGTCGCATACATATCGCCACCTATTTAGATTCAGTCGAAGCCTTTTCGGATTGAGCCTGAGGCTGCTCTCTATCCTTTGCAGATTTTGGTTTTGAAGCATTTAAAGCATCCTGCAACTTAACTAATTCTGCTTTCAGATTTGCGACTTCAGCCTCGGCTTTTTCTTTGGCATCAATAAGCAAAAGCTCATTAGCTTTCAGATTTGCGACTTCAGCAGCAAGTTCAGTCAATTGTTGTGCAGAGCCATCCTGTTTAGGCTTTTCTGGCGCTGCCTCTTCCTCAATAGCACCAGAAACTAAAAGGGCTTGAATTTGTTTATCTTCAAGCCCTTTGATTTCCTCACCAGGTCGAAAATGACCAATGGATTGTTTTGCGATGTACTTTGGCATGTAATTCCCCTTAAACAATAAAGCCTGTACCACCACATACACCATTTTTATTCGATGGCACTGCAAGTGGGGCTGATTCAGTCATCAAGAAGATACCGCTTGGATCTTCGCTATACCATTGACGATCAAAATATTTGGCAACCGCACCATTAGCCAACATATTTTTGATTTTACATTGCGCGATTGATCCTTGGGTATCCGAGATAGCACCAAAATAATCATCAGGAATAAAGCGCTTTACACTATTTTTTAAGCGATAAGTAGCGTCATAAACCCACAATTCTTTTTCATCTAAGTAGCCTTTGAATGAAGCGCCTTCTTGAACGTTTAAGCTCGGTTTATAAGGCACGGCAATACCGGCGTAAGGCTTAACAAAACGTTCTTTAAACTCTTCATTAGTCGATAACGCTGCCCAAACTTTGCCTGACATAATATAGAGTTTAGAAGGACCGCCATTTGCTTCAAGCAAAAGTTTTTCAATTGATTCAATATCTGTTACAGGTTTAGCACCAGCCTGATTCCAAGGAGTTAATGGAGTGAAATTTAGCGATGCATCACGTTCATAATCAACCATGTTATATTCATAATCATCAGATTGAAGTAGATACTTCCCTTTAAGCAATAACTCTGTTGTCATCAATAAAACTGAATTATCAATAGCGTCATGATTTCGCTTCATTACAGCAATCTGAGCAATGACCATCTTTTCCTGATCAGATAATTGTTGGCTACCTGTTGAAATAATTCCTGCCGAACGCAAACGCTCAATTAGTGCTTCATCAAAAGCTGTAGCAGGTGTGACCATGTTTTTAGGTTTGTAATATGCAGGTTGAACGAATTCTACTTTAGCTGCGCGTTTAGTATCGAATGGTTTACCAGGTTGATGAGGTGAGACCAGAGGTGCTAAATCATGGACAGTGCTAATTTCTGCCAACGGCACTTCATCTCGATCAAATGAAGGGCGATTTGGGAATAATTTATCCATCAGCCAAGTGTCCATTGGCTTGTAGTTACTGTGAATTAATGCAAGCTCACCAACATCAAGCAATTCAAGTGGTGCGCCATTAACTGTAAAAGATTGAGGCATTTTAAAAATTCCTTATACTTTTGAAAATTCAATATTGTTTAAAGTTGCTTTGGCACGAGCTGAGTCGTATTTAGAAACCTCTAAATATTCCCCTGCAATTCGAACAGATTCGATGCTAAATACACCACCAAAGTAAATCGGGATTTCAATCCCATCTGCTGCCATTTGGGTTGCTTGTTGCGCGGTAACATCTTGACCACATACAACATTCCAATTTTTTTCATCTGTGGCATGCGTCACCACATTGGAATCAGATAAAACCAATAGATCCCCTGCTTTATATGCAGTTGCCGCAGTCACTTTGGCATTTGCACGGCGTAGTTTTTCAACATCTAAGTTGAAAGGTCGTGTCTCGCGATTCACACTTCCTAGGTAGGTTTTATTGCTCATTTATTAAGCCCCTTTTTTCTGGTCAGCGAATGCTTGAGCACCAGATGTAAACTTGTGAGGTTGATCTGAATTAGATGCACCACCCTGCCCACCATTCGCTTGATGACTGAATAAATGAGCAAATTGATTTGGAATATTATTTCCCTTTGGTTGTTCAGTGGGTTGTTGTGTACCTGCTGAAAATTGCTTTAATTGCTGAGATAAGAAGTTAAAAGATACGTCATCCATATCTGTATATGACTTCTTTTCTTCAGCGCTAAATTGCTTGTTTAGAGATGTTTCCAAAGCTGCAATATCATCAGCACGTTTATCAGCTTTGAACTTTTTAAGTTCATTTTGTGCCGCGTCGCGCTCTTCTTCAGCTTTCTTTTGAGCAGCTTTCGCCTGTTCGAGTTCAGTCACGTTAGTGTCCTCTATTGGATTTGAGTTAGTTTTGCTAGAAAAGGCTTGGATGGATGTTTGTGTGTCCGCTCCTACACCGCAAATTGTGATTTCATGCACACGCACATTTCTAAAAACATGCAATGGTCCAGTAAATTCCTGTCCATTTACTGTGATTGTTTTTCCTGCTGAAATTTCTTCAATACTTTCAGGATCTGCCCACCAAGACATTTGAAATGGATACTCTTCATCAGCATCACTCACAATTTCTTGTGCACGTGGATTAGATAGAAAATGACCTTTAGCTCTAAACTTATTGGTTGTTTCAAATTCAGTAGCAACCCCAACACGTAGACCGCCAAAATGCTCTTCCACTAATCCTATTTTTGTTTTTAACTGTATGTTTTGAAGATCGATTACTACTCCGCTTCTCCCCCAAAAATAATGATTATCTATGCGTCCACCGCTATAGACTTCCGCATCAAAAGTACGGCGCTTACTTGTTCCATCTTCTGCTAAAACTATGGGTACATTTACAGCGGTAAATTGATGTTTTAACTGATCTTTGTTTTCCTCTGGCATTTTTCATGCTCCATTAAAAAACCACCCTATTGGGCGGTTAATAAATCTTAAAAAGTTATAGACTTGATATAAGTAACAGTAGCTTTTTCTCAGCTAACTTACTGTGTTCATAAACACACGGATCATTGCATTTAAGAGCATTAGATAAAGTTTCGATTAACTTCATCTTTTCTTCAAATGAATATGTTTGATCAATTGAAGTCTTTCCATCCCAGCACCATATAATTTCTTCAGGTATGAGATTGTTATCAGTAAACTCTAATTCGATTGAATCAATAACCAATCCTTTAAGCTCCATATTCGTTTTGTATTGCAATATAGAGCCATCTCTTAAATGTAATTTCAT